ATATTGACGCATCATGATCTTCACCTCCTTTGTTTGCGCTGATGTACACCTAACGAGGCACAGGAAAAAGTTGTTTTGTTGGATTAGTGCTGGTTGGCGCATATTGTGGTGTGCAACGACAGTGGTCGCGCTCACTACCCCGTGCATGAGTGCCCCCTGCGGTCTATAAGGAAAAGGATGTTCCTGCGCTTGTCTGATTCGTGTTGTCGGATATACCTGCAGTGACAATGGTCACAGTGCCGTTTGGGTGTGGTTGTACTGTTTATATGCCCAGGTCAGGATACAAAAGAGTACCCTTATTTTTATATGATTTGTCGTCGCTTCTTTTTGCAGGGTTTCAGGTAGTTGAACTCGAGCACACAGTTCTTGAGGACTGCCGTCCCTGAACTGTAGGAGTGGGTGGCTGGCTCATAGGTTGAGGTCACATAATAGTATTTGTCGTCCTCGGCTACAAGGTAGCCTACGGCTGTAAGGATGCAGACTTCGTGTTTGTGGCCTGGCTTGTACCAGTCGTCGCCCAGGCTGTAGTGGTCTTCCCAGAATACTTCTACTAGTGGGGGCATGTTTCACCATTTCACTTTGTCAGCCCAGTAGGCTGCAGACATTTTTCCTTTAGAAATGTTAGACGCATGACGGGCTTTAAAAGATTCCCGTCGGCTACGTTCGGCGGGGGTTTCGCCCGCTTTGCGAGGCGACCCAGAAACACCCTGCTGCCCAAACCTAATAGTTTTAACCTGGTCGCCTTCCTTGGCGACAACAACATGAGACTTCTTGGGATGGTTCGGCGTACGCTTAGGTTTATTATAACCCGAAACCCCTGCACGAACTAAACGGGGGTCTTTACCTGCAGCCATCTACCTTTGCTCCTGTCGTCGCAACTAGGGATACTGTATCCAGTCGCGGCGCTGGGCTAGCGCCTGGATAACTATAAGCCCCTAACCTAAGCGTTACGCGTTACCTAAGTAACGAACACCCAAATAAGTAATGGCACTCGAAGAAAACATCCTAGACCAAAGACAAGAAAACTACATCAACTGGCTATGTACACCACCGCAGGAGCGGGAGCCTGCTTCCAAGGAGGCGTACGCTGCGTCTGTTGGGGTTAACGTGTCTACCCTGCGGAGATGGGAAAAGAAGGATGTCTTCCGTAAGACTTGGCAGAGTAAGGTGGATGATGTTCAGGGTTCTCCTGAGCGTTCCCAACGGCTGTTGGACACACTGTATGAGAAGGCTTTGTCTGGGGACATTAAGGCTGCCCAGTTGTATTTGCAGGCGACCAATCGTATGGCTCCTCCTAGTGTGACTTTAAAGTCTGAGAAGGCGACGACAGAGTTGTCTGATTCTGAGTTGGATGAGTTGATTGGTTTGTTGGCTCAACGTGAGCGTGATACTAGGGTTTCTCATCTTAAGGCGATGTAACGAATGTCATCTTTAGTTGAGTGCTTGAACTGTGGTGAAGAGTACCCTCCTACGGCTTGTCGTTGGCGGTGTCCGAGTTGTGGGTTTAAGGATTCTTGTTGCGACGGTGAACCGTGCGAACCTAAGAAGGACGAAGAATGAGTATTACTAACTACGCAGAAAACAAACTGCTTGACACGTTGCGTAACCAATCTTTTGCTGTTGCTGGTACTTGGATTAAATTGCATACTGGAGATCCAGGAGAGGATGCGACGAACAACAATGCAACAAACGCTACTCGCCAGTCTGTCAGTTTCTCTGCCGCCTCTGGCGGTTCGCTTGCGTCCAGTGCAACTGTCACATGGACTAGCGTATCTACTACTGAAACCTACACCCATTTTTCTTTGTGGGACGCCAGCACCGCTGGCAACCCTCTTTGGAAGGGCGCATTGTCATCGTCTGCTTCAGTGACTGCTGGAGATACATTTCAGATTACTAGTTTAACTTTGAGTCTTGACTGATGGCAACTAACTTTCCTACGAGTCTGGATGCTTTAACAAATCCTATTAGCACAGACAAACTGAATAGTCCTCCGCATGCTACTCAGCATGCTAACGCCAATGATGCCATTGAAGCGCTTCAGGCTAAAGTAGGTGTAAACAGTTCTGCTGTAACTACATCTTTAGATTATAAAGTAACTGACGTAATATCACGAGTTACTACTGCTGAAGCAAAAGTTTTGCCTGCTGGTGGCACGACAGGTCAGGTTCTCACTAAGTCTAGTGGCACGAACTATGATACTGGATGGGTTGATCCTCCTGGTGACATTATTTATTTTCAAGTTTTTTCATAATTTTTATTAGGAGTTTATTATGGCTACATTCAGCAAAATTCCCCTTAGCGGTTCAATAAATGGCAGAGCCGTTCAGGTTTCTGGTATTGCTACACCTGGGACAACTATTCATACTGGTTCAACTACTACTACTGTTACTGATGAGGTGTGGTTGTACGCTGCCAATACCAGCACTAGCGATGTAAAGATTACTGTTGAGTGGGGTGGGACTGGTGTTTCTGATCAGATTGAGGTGACAATTCCTGCTGAATCTGGTTTGGTTCCAATTGCTCCTGGTCTGATTATTGTTGGTGCAGCCACTGCTTTGGTGGTCCGTGTCTTTGCTGCGTCTAGCAGTGTGATAAACATTTTTGGTTTTGTGAATCGGATTAGTGCATGAGATTTGGTGAGCGTCTAAATGGAGGATTAAATGTTTCACAATGGTTGAACGTCAACCCTAAGGGCGTTAAAGCCATAGGTGCAACTAGCGATACTGTTTCTGGTGGCTATAGAATCATCAGGTTTGAAAGTAGCGGGAAACTTCTTGTTAATAACCCTTTTGTTAATTTAGAGTATCTTATTGTTGGCGGCGGCGGCGGCGGCGGGACGGTTAATTATCCAGAATTTTCTAGTGCTATTGATGCTTCTGGCGGTGGGGCTGGTCAAGTTTTAACAAATATGGGTTCTCCAACAAGTTTTCTAAAAGGTGAATATAGAGTTGTTGTTGGTGCTGGCGGTTCTGCTTTTAATAATGGTTCACCTTCTTTGTTGGGTGACCTTATTGCTTATGGTGGTGGTGGCGGTTCTGGCACTCTACCAGGTTTTGTAACCATAGCCCCAAAGTCTGGAGGTAATGGTGGCGGGGGTGCCAGTAACGACGCCACTACTGAACGAGGCTGTCAGCCTTTGTACACTGGGATTGGTTTTGCTGGTGGTAACTCAGACCAGAGTTCTGCTTGGGAAGGTGCTGGAGGCGGAGGTGCTGGTGCCGTAGGTGGAAATGCAACTACTACTGCTGGTGGTGCTGGTGGCGCGGGGGCATCAAATTCTATTACGGGCACTAGTGTTATTTATGGCGGTGGCGGTGGTGGAGGTTCTAGTGATACTGGTGCCGCAGGTGCTGGAGGTTCTGGCGGTGGCGGTGCTGGCGGAAAAGATTCTAACGGTTCAAATGGCACCAACTTCTTAGGTGGTGGAGGAGGTGGTGCTGCTCGCACTACTGGAACAACCACTTATACTGGTGGAACTGGTGGCACTGGTTTAGTTATAGTACGATATGCGGTTTAATATATATGAGCGTCTGTCACGGTAACGGCGAAACACACTGCTGTTACGTCAACGGAAACACATGCCTATTCCTAGTTGAGAACGCAACACCATCTAGACGATGGAGTTGCGGACTAATGCTAGAACTACAGGATTGGGATTTGGTTCATGCTGACCCACGCTATTTGGAGAATGTGCGTCCACATTGGATTCAGGCGGGGACACCCGACTGCGGGGATTGGCTGGGTCCAGGTTGCTGTTACGGCAATACTGTGGACGACCCTGAGGTTGTTGAATCTTATATCCAGGCTTGCTCTAGGGATGGTACTCCTGTGGCTGTACGTCGTCAGTGGGGAGTTGAAACCTAATGCCAGCCTTAGGTTCTTTATTCGCTAATGGTGATGTGCAGAAAGGAAACTTTCTAAACAATAGTGGTGGTACGACTGGTGATTACTTTGCTTTAATTGACGAAGCAATCTCCAGTGCTAATGATACAGATTATATTCGTGGTTCTGCCAACGGCAACGACAACGACCCTGGTGAAATTGTTATATTCAATATAACTAACATGCCATCTGATTTTGTTTCAATAACATCTTTGACATACAATGTTCGTTATAGACAGTTCAACCGTGTTGACGATACAGTAACGTTGCAATTTTGGATTGAAAGGTCAGACGGTACAGACTTAACTAATGTTGTCACCATTTCTGGTATTACAAGTACGGCTTTTACAAATACTGGTGCTGTTAACTTTACTTTAACTACTGCTGGTACTAATGGGACTAAAACTGATTGGGATGCCGCAAGATTAGTTTTTGCTCAAAACTATACAACTAGCATGTCATCTGATGGTGCTTATGCCGCTGTTAGTGCCGTAGAGTTAACGGGTCAATATGTTGCTTCTAGTACGGTAACCAGAACTGCATCTAGTTCTGGTACTGGTTCTAGTACTGCCCCTGATGTTGTGGTTAAACTAAGGGATGCTAGTGCATCTGGCACTGGCTCCAGTTCTGCTAGTGGAACCCGTGTTGTTCTTAGGACAGCCACCTCTAGCGGTCTGGGTTCTAGCACAGCCACCAGAGTTGTTACTGATGTCCGCACTGCCTCCTCTAGTGGTACTGGTTCTAGTTTTGCCACTAGACTAGTCACTAGAGTTAGAACTGCTAGTGCTAGTGGGACTGGCTCTAGTGTTGCTGTTTTTGCTACGACCGTAACAAGCACTGCCTCTAGTTCTGCTACTGGTTCCAGTGTTGTTGTTTCTGCTAAGTTGCTTAGTCGTTCCGCCACCTCCAGTGGTGTCGGCACTGCGACTGGCGACTGGCTGGTTGCTATTGTGGCATCTGCTACATCAACTGGTACTGGTTCTTCCAGTGTTATTTTTATTCGCACGTTGGTTCGCACAGCCAGCGAATTAGGTTCAAGTTCTAGTGACATTGTTTCTGGTAGGGCTGTATCTAGAGAAGCCAATAGCAACGGGTACGGCTTTACCGAGAAAGCATTATGGGTTAACGCTGGAACAAGTTCTGATATCTATATAACTATAAGACAAAAAAATAGTGTTGGTTTTTCAAGGAACGATCCTAGGGATCAAAGGATTCTTTTTAGAAAGCGATAATGGAACTTTCAGATCTTATTAATGAAAAAGATTGGCGCAAATGTAAAGGCAAAACAGATGCGTCAATAGACGAACTTGTCGAAGC